CGGTCATGACCCATAGGTCGGTGTCGTTCCCGGTTCCACAAAGGATCCTCTACACGGCGCAGACAGCAGCTGAGGCACGGAAGAAGTGGGAAGATATCCACGTCGCTCGCCTCAACGAGTCTGAATATAAGCCCATGTTCACGGTTCGATTGCGGCTCAACGCTGAGGCGATCGCGTGGCGGAATGGGTCGTTCTGGATGCCTGGGTCGACCACCGGGAAGACGGGTGGTACGGGTGACACCCTGGACCTGGGTGTCATTGACGAGATGTGGTCACGGCCGGATAACCGTACCGAGCTAGGTATGCGACCGGCCATGATGACCCGCGTGAACCGTCAACTGTGGAGACTGTCAATGGTTCCTGGTCTATCTCGTTTGAAAGGTCACGACCCTCGATATATACGAGATCAGATGATTAAGGGACGTGAGCGGGTAGCGGCAGGTGTCAATACCGGACAGGCATACTTCGAGTGGTCGGCTGATCCGTCCGACGACCCTGGTGATCCGCGTACCTGGCGCTCTTGTATGCCTGGTCTGAAAATCCACGGTGGGCTGATCCCGGAGTCCACTATCGCGTCCGACTATCAGACAATGGAGTTGGTCGATTTTTGCGCTGAATACCTGGGTTGGCCGGTGGACCTGAGTACGCCAGCGTGGGCTGTTATCGGGAAGGGAACGTGGGGAGCCTTGTGGGATGACGAGTCGCAGCCGGCCGGTTCGATTGCGCTGGGGATCGACGTTGACCCGGACCGGCTACATGCAGGTATCTCGATGGTGGGTCGGCGCAGTGACGGGGACTGGCATATGGAACTGATCGAGCCGGGAAGTGAGATCGCGCAGGGAACCACCGGAATGGATTGGCTAGAGGGCAGAGTCCTCGACCTACACGAGAAGCACAATCCGGTAGCGGTTGTCATCGATCAGCGCTCACCGGCCGCGTCGCTGATCAAGTCGCTGGTTAACCGAGGCATTGAGGTAGTCACACTCAACATTCAAGAGTACGCAGCCGCGTGCGGAACGTTCTTCGATGGGACAGGGCAGAATGCCGGCGAGGAAGTCGGTCAGCGGATTCGACACATCGACAACTACGAACTGACGCGGGCAGTGTCGTTCGCCCGGACCACAGTCTCACCTAGCAGTGGCAGCTTCTCGTGGCTGCGAGTGGGATCAACAGATATCACCCCGTTGGTTTCCGCTACTCTGGCACTGCACGGGTACGAATTGAAGAAACCGGATGATTACGAGTTAGACGATTCCATTCCCGACGACTACAACCAGTGTCGATACTGCTATGCCTGTGAGATCGACGGATATCTACAGCATTACCCGACGTGCGAAAGGCCGAAGTAATGTATGAGTCGATCTTCACTGTGCTGGTCGTTATCGGGTTACTGGTGATCGCTGCCGGGATCGGAATTCTCATGTGGTCAGTCTGTGTGGCTGGACTCTTCCTGGTCGTCGCTGGCGAGCTAGCCGATTGGCTGCACGCGCGTAAGTGGAAAGGAGATGGACAGACATGAGTATCTTCTTCCCGCGTGTAGCTCGCGATGGCTTCTCGCAATTGTCGGGGTACGTTGCCCCCCGTGGGTCTAACACTCGGGTAGGTGCCGCTGATGTCAATAACGACACGGCACTGCGGCACTCAGCGGTGTGGGCGTGCGTACGGACTCGGGCCGATCTGCTGTCAACGTTCCCTGTCGATGTCTTCCGCCACGAACGGCTGGGCGGTAAGGACGTTCAGATTGAGGTACCCAAACCACAGGTACTGATCACACCCGATGGTGAGCATTGGGACTATGTGGATTGGGCGTGGGCGAGCCAGGCGGATCTCGACAAGACGGGTAACGTCATCGGGATCATCACTGCCCGTAACTCGCGGAACCTGCCGGACCGGATCGAGCTCGTGCCGGCCGGCGCATGTACGGTGATCTGGCGACGCGGCCAACTCATGAGCCAGCGTAAGTACAAGATTGACAACAAGGAATATACACCTGAGCAGATCTGGCATGAGCGCCAATTCCCGGTATCCGGGTTGCCGGTCGGACTCTCCCCAATCGCAGCGGCGGCGTGGACGATCGGTGAATATCTAAGCATCCAACAGTTCGCACTGGACTGGTTCGGTGGTGGTGGCGTACCTAAGGCACGACTGACCCACAAACAGAAGATCGTCCCACCCGGCGAATCGATGGCGATGAAGGAGAGATTTAAGGCGACGATTGCCAACGGTGACCTGTTCGTTCACGGCGCCGATTGGGAGTACAACATGATCCAAGCTGAGCAGGCGGGACTGGAATGGATCGAAGCCAAGAGGTATAGCCTCGCCGATATATGCCGGTTCTTCGGATGCCCCGCAGATCTCATCGACGCCGCTGTCTCAGGTGGGGGTACGATCACGTACGCGAACATCACTGAGCGGAACCTGCAATTCCTGATCCACCACTTAGGACCAGCCGTCATCCGACGCGAGAAGAACTTTTCTAAGCTGACCGACAAGCCGAGATTCGTAAAGCTCAATACCGACGCATTGCTACGTATGGACCCGAAGGCGATGGCCGAGACGATCCAAATGAGGATCGACGCGCGTACCCTGACGAACACCGAGGCGCGTGCGCTCTACAACCAGCCGCCATTGACGGCGGCCGACATCAAGGAATTCGAGAAGTTGTATCCGGTTAAGGCGCCTACCGCGCCAGTCAAGGTCAACCCGAAGGATAAGGTCGAGCCGGACACACAACTAAGTGGACGTGAGATCGCATCGATAGACAGGCTGTTCGCGAAAGGAGCCATAGATGTTAACCGCTATTCTTAGTCGTGAGGAGGCAGCGCACGCGCGAGCGGAGGCTGCCATGACACGGGCACAAGACATCCAGAAGCGTGAGGGCGGGGTTCTCCCGTCGTTCGTCAAGGCTGAGCGGGACAACCCTCCCCGAGACATCGGTCTAGAGCGACGGACCGATTTCAAGGCGAACGTGCTGCGAGCCACGCCAGAGAAGCGCAACGGCATCGACATGATTCACGTCGAGGGACATGCGTCTGTGGTGGACACCCCATACGAGATGTGGGATATGTTCGGCCCGTACACCGAGATAGTCGCTGGCACGGCGTTCGACAACACTCTCGCGGCTGGGCCGGACGTAGTGTTCGTGGTCAACCACACTGGGCTGACGATGGCCCGTACGATCGCGCCGGCAGACAAGGTCCCTACCCTAGAACTGGAGATGGGTGTACTCGGTGAGTACAATGGACTTCTCAGTAACGCTTGGTTGAATCCGACCCGCGAGGATATCCGGGCACTGGTGACCGCCATCGACAACGGACTGATCACCGAGATGTCGTTCCGATTCATGATTGTGCATGGCCGCTGGTCGGACGACTGGATGCAATACACGATAAGTGAAGTTGACATCGACCGCGGTGACGTATCGGCCGTCAACTATGGGGCTAACCCATTTACTACGATATCTGCACGGATGCGTGAATGGATGGCGATGTCCGACGCGATGCCCCTCGGCGCCAAGCTGGCCATGGGTGAGCGTCTAGCGGCGCAGGTTGATGTCCGCTCGTGGTATGAGGGACGGCAACCGATGCCCGTACGCGGCAAGCCGACCGGACGTAGCCTCGAAGACGTTGCGGGACAGTGGGGCTTGCCTGTGTTACAGTCCTGAACTAGATCGACACGGCAGTTCGATCGCGTGGCGCTCTTACCTTTCTCCGGCGCGGTAGTCCGGGGATTGCCGAGGGTATGACCGGCAGGCAGTCCGGTGGATATAGAACCATGTCACCGGATGGAAGGTAAGGCCATGAATATCAGCGAACTTATCGCTGCCTTCGAGGTCGAACTGGAGCAAGAGGAGAAGCGCCGTGATCGGTGCATCGCCGAGGTCCAGACGATCCTCAACAAGGCACGCAGCGAGGGACGGGCGTCTCTCACGGCCGACGAAGACGGCGACGTGGAAGCCGCGTATCAGCGCAAGGAGAAGTCCCTTGTGGATATCGCGGGCATCCAGAAGAAGCTGTCACAAGCCAAGCGAGCGAAGGACG